GCAAAGCTCGTTCCTAGCAAGTTGTTTACCTATAACAATAGACTTAACACGGTAGGAACTGCACGCTATCCATTTGAGGGCTTCAACTTCTTTGCGGACTGCAAGGAGGGTGTTAAAATCGAATACGAATATTATACTCACATCGTTAATCAGCAAATTGACACTTGGGTAAAGTCGGACACAAGCGACAACGTTGACCCGATGATATTTACAGGGTGGCTTTTCTATCCAGACCCATACGCAAAGGAAATGATTATCATGGTAAAGGGAGAGAAAAAAGGGTGGCATGTGAATCTGCATACTCATAAAATGCTAAATGGAGCATATAGTTTCGCAAATCTCCCTGTCCCTGGCAACGGTATAAAAATATCTGATATGGATATACCTACGGTTAGTGGTGATTTTGAGGATTTAAACTCTCAAATCTTTACCTCTGTTGTCAACAATCCTTTCGTCTTTGAAGCGTCGGGCGACAACACCGTTGGTACAGGCAAGATTCTTGGCATCGTAGCCAACACTGAGGCTGTGAGCCAAGGGCAGTTTGGTCAGTACCCACTGTTGGTGTTCACTAGTGAAGGTATTTACGGAATGTCGGTCAACAGCGAGGGACTGTATAGCGCAACCTATCCTATCTCCAGAGAGGTATGCTTGGAGAACTCGCCTCTGGTGCCTACCGACCGACTGATATTCTTTGCTTCCAAGAAAGGCTTGATGGCAGCGAGCGGAGGAAGCGTTGCATGTGTTAGCGAACAGTTGCGAGGTCGCCAAGCAGACCCAATGCAATACTACCGTCTGGAAGAAGGTCCTATCTCATTGAACCGAGTAGCCGACCTTAGCATCGTCAAGTTCTTGGTAGGTAGCCTTATCGCCTACGACTATCGTGACTCTCTCCTGCGCATCTTCGCCAAGGATAAGTCGTACCAGTACATCTACAATATGGTTGACCATACGTTTGCCGTAGATAACAGCGGCATCATAGCTCAGGCGGTAGTCAATGATTACCCTGACAACTTGATACAGGATGAGGACGGAAATGTATATTCTTTGACCGACAAGCCAGACATCAACGATGACGAGAACCTATATAGCGGCACCATCATTACTCGACCGATGAAGCTTGGCAGTTCGATGATTTTGAAGAGTCTTCGAGAGATTCGTAACATTCGTAAGACAACACAAGGAAAACTTACATTGAAGGTTTTAGCCAATAACAATGCGGGGCAGAACTGGTGCCAACTAACTAGTCTCCTTGGCAAGCCGTGGGCATTTTTTACCTTCGAATATACCCTGACCGACTTCAAGGCTAGCGATTCCTTCCAAGGCTCGGTCGTTGTCGTTCAGAACAGACGCTCCCTGTTGAGAGGACAAAACTAGGCGTTTCTGTGTTTTCCAAATAAAAGAAGGCGACTGCTCGCAATGAGTAGCCGCCTTCAACTTAAAAACTCTAAACCTTATGAAGCACATTACATTTCAATCCACGCCCGACAAAGGCGGCAAAATATCCCAACCAAAAAGCATAAAGATGCAAGCATCCATTCACATTCGGCACGATCATCGTGCAAGTGATAAATGGCATCGCCTTCTTACAGGCATCCTTCCATCTCCCAGTCTCGCCCCACATCAGTCCGAAACTCGCAAAGAGGAATCCCGAAAGCCCCATCGTTGGCTCCGTTACCCACATCGGCAGATAGCTGGCTAAAATGCCAACACCCAACGCCCTCAGCGGTCTCATCCTGTTTCTTATGCTCCACAATACTATCAGATTGATAGCAAGATGAAAGATGTTGGCATGAAAGAAGCTATATGTCAGATGATTCCACCACGAACAACCCTCATAGAAACCGAAGTGCCAAGGGATGCACGCCAAGCATACCATGCTCAGAATCATCTTAGCAAGCAAGTCTCTCTGCCTTCCTGCTCGCCCTCGTATCTTTGAAACGATATTCTTTTCCATGCTTCTTCATTGAGGTGAATATATCCTTGAAAGTATCTGCGCTGATAAAAAACTCAGAGGCTGGTTGCGCTACCAAGAATTGGCAGATAAAGCGAAGCGATTTGCCTATAAATTCTTGTCTCTGAGACATTTGCTGCATTTTCTCAAACAGTTCCAAGTACATTCTTTGTTTCGATTCCTCCAGCTTCTCTATTTCAGAGGAATCGCCTTTTACCATCAGTGTCAGCGCATTGTATGCCCTCTTGGGGGTGATATAGAATCGGGGGGCGGCATGAGTCACAGTCTTGATGTATGCCTCTCGCTGAGAGTGGCACTTGGTATAAACCTCACGGTAAGCATCCATCAAGTCTTCTCGCATCTTGCAAGTCAGTTCAAAATTTCTTTTTACCATACTCCTTTGGCTATTAAGATGTTGCAAAGATACGCTTTATTTTTAACTTATCCAAATTATTAGAGTGAAAAGTTTCAAATTGTTACAGTTAAAGTAGTTAAAAAATATTCCTTTATCGGTTATGGTTTGTAACTTTTTTCTTATATTTGCATTCGGAAACATTTTCTAGGAACGCATTTCCCTTATAATTCGATGCTATTTTTGCTCAAAATTTAATTTTTTAAAATTAATTGGATTATGAAGTTATCATTTAAGAAAAAGGAAGTAAAAGATGAGCAACCCAGTGAAGACTTTCGGTTGCTAGTGAAGAACAATTGGTTAGACCGCCGCATTTTTGCCCTCTACCAGTTCGGCATCCAATGGATGCCTATCATACTGATGCTCACCCATTGGTATGGAGTTTGGGACTATGGCAATCAGCCACGCCCTATAGTGTTAGACACCGAGCAGAACGGCAACTGTGTCATTTGGCTCTATTCCTTGGCATACATATATATGCCTCTAGCTATGCTGCCAGCCACCTACTTCTACAAGTATTGCTGGATGTTCCGCATACCGTTCATTTATTTCTTCGGCATCAACGCTGTGCGCCTGTACTATCAGCATTGGCTCATCACCCCAGAGCAGCTAGAAGGACATCATATCATCATCATATTAACAATAATACTTTACATTTATGGTTTCACCAAGATTGCTTGTGAGCGAGGTTTCAAACGCTCTTAGAATGTTACAGAATGGAGAGTGCGGACTGGATGCCATCCAGACGGAGAACGCTTTCCGATACATACAGTACTGCAAGAACGGAGTGAGCCACTTCGATGAGTGTACGGCGAGGGGCTGCATCGCCCAGATGTATTACTATGTGGATGATACCCACCGAGTCTATGCGCCCTTCATCGACTACGAGGAGGTGAAGGCTGAGTACGAGAAGGTTGCCTGTCAGATACCCGACTACAATGTGTGGGATTTTGCGGTAACCATGAATCTCATCTATTCCAACCACTACGACTTGGTTAAGAAGTGGTCTAAGACCCAAGAGTCCATTACCAAGAAAATATCCGATTTGTCGGTGAGTTTCCTCAATGATGAGGACACGAACCATCCTACCGACAAGATATTTTGGTATATGTTCGGCGGGTAGTCGTGTTATGGGAAAAATCTATTTCCGTATCATATACCTTTGTCACCATTAATCAAACTTTTAATGGTATATGACAGAGATAATTCATACATTCCTACAGGAGCACCTTTACAGGTCGGCGTTGATTATCGCCATCTGCATGGGTGCTCTTGTTGTATCTATGGGGGTTGACCTCTTTTTCGGCATTAAGAAAGCCAAGGAGAACGGTGAGGCTACCACCAGCAGAGGCTTCAAGAAAACGTGCGACAAGGCACGCAAGTATTTCTCGCCTTTCATGGTTGCCGTCTGTATCGACCTCATAGCGTGCATCGTGCTTCCGTTCCCAGTGTTCTCCATGATTTGGACAGGCTATTGCGTGTTCTGCGAGTTTGTCAGCGTCCGAGAGAAGAGCTGGCAGAAGGCTGAGATTCGTAAGCAAGAGCGCACCGTTAGCATACTCTTGGAGAACAAATACGATATAGCCAAGGCGATGATCGAGATTATGAAGCAGACAGGGAAGGAGGAGACGACATGAGAGACATCAAACGAATTTTTGTTCATTGCACCGCAAGTTCCCAGAAGTGGGGAGTAAAGGATTTGTGGGCTGAGTTCAAAGCCAAGGGATGGAAGAACCCAGGCTATCACTATGTTATTACAGCCGATGGTTCCATCCACCAGATGCTAGCCATCGAGGAGGTTAGCAATGGCGTTCAGGGTTACAACTCCACCGCCATCAATATAGCTTATGTGGGCGGTATCGACTCCAACGGCAAGGCTGTTGACAACCGCACCGAGGCACAGAAGAAAGCTATGCTCACGCTTTTAACTCAGCTAAAGAAGCAGTTCCCTAACGCAGAGATTATGGGTCACCGTGACATCTGGGGCAGCGACAAGAGTAAGTGGAAGAAAATGTGTCCTTGCTTCAATGCCAAGGACGAATATAAAGATTTATGCGCATGAAATGGTTCGATGTTAGATTTTGGAAATGGATGCTGATTGCATTGTTCCTTGGTATAGTTATTGCATCTTTCTCTGGATGTAAGAGCAAGCAATATATTACGGTGCCAGAGTATCATACGGAATACATTGTGCGTACAGATACCTTCGCCAAGCAGGATAGTGTCTATCTCAAAGATAGCGTCTTCGTCTATCAGCGAG